AGGTCGCCGTGGTATCTATGACTTCCGTGTTGTTTGTGATACAACAAATAATACAGGACAAGTTATTGATTCTAATCAGTTTGTTGGTGACATCTATATCAAACCTGCTCGTGCTATCAACTTTATCCAGTTGAATTTTGTTGCAGTAAGAACTGGTGTTGATTTTACTGAAGTCGTTGGGCAGTTCTAATAAATAATTCAACGATATAGGAGAAAAGAATGGCATTCAACGTAGCAGAATTTAGAGCGAATCTGATTGGTGACGGTGCACGTCCCAATCTATTTCAAGTCACGCTCACTTTTCCAACAATTGCAGAAAATGGTACTGCAGCAGGTCAGAAAGCCACATTTATGGCCAAAACTGCTCAGTTGCCTGGTTCAACAATTGGCCAAGTACCGTTGTATTACTTTGGTCGTGAACTAAAATTTGCTGGCAATCGTACATTTACTGACTGGACATTACAGATTATTAATGACGAAGATTTCACAATTCGTAAAGCTTTAGAATCGTGGATGAACGGCATCAACAGTCACGCAGGTAATGTTCGTACAGGTGCTGCAGCTGGTCCATCTGGTTATACCGTAGATGCATTAGTTACACAGTATGGAAAAACTGGCGATGTATTGAAAACTTACAAATTTGTTGGATTGTATCCGCTTGATTTGGCCCCCATTGATTTAGATTGGGGTTCTAACGACACTATTGAAGAATACGCAGTAACATTCGCATATCAATGGTGGGAAACAGATACAACAAGTTAATTTATTTTATTTTACGAGAGAGACCTTGGTCTCTCTCATTATGTTTTTTTGAATTGGAATAACACAATATGGCAGCTAATAAATTCTCTCTTTTTGGTTTCACAATTGCACGAAATAAGGTCGAAGATGACCAGACGGTGCAACAATCTTTTACGCCTCCGTCAAACGATGATGGCGCTCTCACAATTACCTCAGCCGCTTATTATGGAACATACGTTGACCTAGACGGCACAGCAAAAAATGATGTAGAACTTATTTCACGCTATCGTGAAATGGCAATGCAACCAGAGATTGAATCCGCTATTGATGATATTGTTGGTGAAGCAATCTGCCAAGATGATGATGGTAAGATTCTTCAAATCGTGTTGGACGATTTAAAACAACCAGACAAAATTAAAAATGCCATTAAAACTGAATTTGAAACAGTAATGAAGCTTTTGAATTATAAAAATATGGCACAAGATATCTTCCGTAGGTACTATGTTGATGGTCGATTATTCTACCACATCATAGTGGATCAAACCAAACCTATGGAAGGTGTTAAAGAATTACGATACGTTGATCCACGTAAACTACGTAAAATTCGTGAGATGAAAAAATCAAAAGATGAGCGTACTGGTGTAGAAGTTATGAAAGTAATTAATGAGTATTATCTGTATAATGACAAAGTTAATACTGGTACTTCTTCTAATTTTGGTCCTGTTGGTGTTCGTATTACAACAGATTCTATCATCTCCGTAGTGTCAGGACTCATGGACAGTCGCCGTGCTGTTGTTTTGTCATATCTACACAAAGCAATCAAACCACTTAACCAGTTGCGCATGATTGAAGATGCAACTGTTATCTATCGTATCTCACGGGCACCTGAACGCCGTATTTTCTATATTGACGTAGGCAACTTACCTAAGTTAAAGGCAGAACAATACCTCCGTGACATCATGGTAAAATACAAGAACAAACTTGTATACGATGCCAACACAGGTGAAGTCCGTGATGACCGTAAATTCTTGTCCATGATGGAAGATTTTTGGTTGCCACGCCGTGAAGGTGGAAAAGGAACAGAGATTACTACACTACCTGGTGGTCAAAACTTAGGTGAGTTAGAAGATGTCAAATACTTTGAAAAGAAACTATACAAGGCATTAAACGTTCCTGTATCTCGTTTAAATCCAGAAACTTCTGGTTTTTCTCTTGGTCGCACCAATGAGATTACCCGTGACGAATTAAAGTTTGCTAAATTTGTAGACCGTTTACGTAATCGTTTCTCTGATTTATTTGACCAAGCATTACGAGTACAATGTGTATTAAAAGGTATTTGTACAAATCAAGAATGGGAAGATTTTAGAACCAACATTCATTATGATTTTATTAAAGATAATAACTTTACTGAACTCAAAGATGCCGAATTAATGAAAGAACGATTGGCTTTGTTGGCAACAATAGATCCATATACTGGTCGTTATTTCTCTCAATCTTGGATTCAAAGAAATGTTCTACGTTTAAATGATGATGATATTAAAGAGATGCAAATTGAGATGGACGAAGAAAAAGAAGCGGGTCTTGGATTACCAGTTGGTGTGACCAATGATGTGGCATCAGCACAAATGATGTCACAAGTACCAGCACAACCACAACATCCGTTAGACCAAGAACATGAGGCAGAATTGGCTCAACAAGCGGCCGCTAAATCAAGTGTTAAAGAAGAAACCAATACATTGGTGAAACTAAAACGAATATTATAAATATTGAAATGGAGATTAAAAAATGACAGATACAACAAGACAAATTATTGATTTTGCACAAGATGATAACGGCGTAGAGTTCCGTAATGCTTTGTATTCGGCAATTCACGATAGAGTGGCAGATCATATTGAAGCAAAGAAACAAGAAATTGCACATAGTTTAATTTCACCACAACAAGAGATTGAACAAGAACAACAGGAAACAGAAGTTGAAAACACTTAAACAGTTAATGTCTGAGGCCAAAGGGAAAAAAGAAACCCAAATGGATCCTCCAGCCGTTCTAATGATGAGAAGAAAGTCTGTTAGACAGTTTTCTGATGGTCAACGTGTGGCATTATATTATGTGGATAAATTAGATAAATATGTAACCGTACCTTATACAGCAATGAAATGGTCCTCTACAGTACCATTAGAATTTCAATAGGATAAAAAAATGGCAACCTCAAATAGTACACAAATACTTGTCGATACAACTTCAAGAACCGTTATTAAACGTATTGGTATTTTTGATTCTGCGGGTGGTAATGAAAATGAAACAGTTATCATTGAACCATTAAAACTATTTGGTGCTTTAAATGCCAATGGTGCTTATTATCAAACAGGCAATACAATTACTCCAGGTTTTGCCAATTCTGCGTTTACTATTTCTAGAGTTTTGTTGGCTGTAGATGCTGAAATTGGTCATCTACAATTAAAATGGCAAGGCACAACATCTTCTGCAACAATCGTAGCTTCAGGTGTAGGTGCTTTTGATACTAATCCACAATATCAATTTCCAGTAATTCCAAATAATGCCGTAGGACCTACTGGTAATGTGACAATTAATACCGTTGGTACAACCGCTAATGCAGCGTATACAGTAATTATTGAATTACATAAAAATAACAAATATTACGACAGAGGTCAATTGACCGATCCAGCAGCATTTAACTATGGTGCATACGCTTTGGCGCCATAATGAGATCATTAATTGATGCCATTCTTTCTAATGATTTACTCGAAGCCAAAAGAATATTAGATGAAAGGCTCGATGAATTAGCAGATGACGCTTTAACTGATGTTAAAGATGACATGGCTTTAGAAATGTTTGATATAGATTTAGATGAATTAGAAGAAGGTAATATTATGAAGATGGGCCGAACAAAAATGATTCGTGTCCGTATTCGGGGTGGGAAGATACAAAGACGTAAAAAGTTGTCGGCAGTACAAGGTTATACAACAAGAGGTGGTAAGTTAGTTCGTATGTCACCTGTTGAACGTAGAAACCGTAAAATGGCATCAAGAAGGTCTAAATTTAAAAGACGTGCTAAATTAAGACAGTCGTTAAGAAAAAGAAAAATATCTTTAAGACGCAGAAGTGCAATGGGACTATAAATGAAACTCATAAAAGAAATTACAGAAACAGTTAGTTATCTGGTAGAAGAAGCCGATGGCAAAAAATCTTTGCATATCGAGGGTCCTTTTTTAGTTGCGGAAAAGAAAAACCGCAATGGTCGTTTGTATGAATACAACACCATGAAAAAAGAGGTTGCTCGATATACAGAAGAATACATTAATAAACATCGTGCATTTGGTGAACTGGGTCATCCTGAATCACCAAGTATCAATCTAGACCGTGTATCACACATGATTACATCATTAAGAGAAGATGGTAATACATGGATTGGTAGAGCAAAAATTTTAGATACTCCTATGGGTAATATCGCCAGAAGTCTTATTGAAGGCGGTGCTCAATTAGGTGTATCTTCAAGAGGTATGGGCTCATTGAAAAACGTTAACGGTGTTAATGTTGTTCAGCCCGATTTCTATCTAGCCACAGCGGCAGATATTGTAGCAGATCCTTCTGCGCCTGGTGCGTTCGTACAAGGTATCATGGAAGGTAAAGAATGGATGTTAGTCAATGGTGTATGGACAGAACAGGATCATTCTCGGGCGATTCAACAGATTCGTCAGGCTTCACGCCGTGAGATTGAAGAAGTAAGTCTGCACATTTTTGAAAACTTCATGAAAAAACTTTAAATATAAATATACATATAAATCAAGGAGATTTTTAAAATGGCAAAATTTAATCTGTCCGAAGCCGCTAAGCAAATTCTAGTTGGTGAAGGCGCCAAAGAAACGTTTGATTCAAACATTTCTTCCAAAGCAAGTGGTCAAGACAAGCCACAAAAACTAAACCCATCCGTTGGTTATGGCACGAAAGATGCTGGTGACATTGGAACTAAAGTTACCAAAACTTCTGATGCAGCTCCACAACCAACAAAAGGTACGCCTACAGCAACTCCTCCAGGCGCAACACCTCCTGTGGGTTCCGAACCGATGAAGAAACTCAAAGGTCAACCTGCTGAAGATAGAGCTGCTGAAGAATCTGATGTTCAAGGTGGTGAAGATTCTTACGAAACAATTCGTGACCGTAAACCCGGCATGAAACCAAAACAAACAATGCAAGCCAATGCTGGTGCCACATTTCAATCTTATGGTGAAGAAACTGAATCTGATGAAGAAGTAGTTTCAGAAGAAAAAGAAGAAGGCCATGAAGATGAGGCACAAGACAAAGCTCTTATCAAAAAAATGATGAAAAAGGAAAAAATGAAAGAAGATTTAGACGCTCTTTTATCCGGTGAGAACCTTTCTGAAGAATTCGTTCAAAAAGCTTCCACAATTTTTGAAGCTGCCGTTATTGCTCGTGCTGAAGAAGTTATTGCTGAAGCTGAAATTGCTTTGACAGAACAATTTGAAGCCGCAGTAGAAGAAATCAAAGAAGATTTGGCTTCTAAGGTTGATGACTATCTCAACTACATGGTTGAGGAGTGGATGAAGGATAACGAAATCGCCATTGAGAAAGGCCTCCGTGCTGAAATCGTGGAAGACTTTATTACTGGTCTTAAAGGTTTGTTTGAAGAGCATTACATTGATATTCCTGCCGATAAGGTTGACGTTATTGGTGAATTGACCGAAAAGGTTGATGAACTTGAATCTGCTCTTAATGAACAAATCAACAAAGGTGTCGAGTTAACCAAAGAGTTAAACGAACAGAAAAAAATTGAAGCCATTTACACAGCGTGTGAAGGCTTAACCCAAACTCAAGTAGAAAAATTAAAATCACTCGCAGAGGGTGTGGAATTTACTACTGAGGAAGAATTTGGTACTAAACTATCAACTTTGAAAGAATCATATTTCAAGTCTGATGTTAAAGTAGCAGACAATTCTTCACTAGACGATGAAGTTCAAATTGAGGAAGAAAAGAAGTCAGTTGCTTCTGGTGATCCAATGATGGAACTTTATTCAAAAACCATTTCACAAACTTTGGTTAAGTAATTAACCTTTAATACATAAAAAAAGGAACTATAAAATGTATTTAACAGAAGAACTACAGAAAAAATGGCAACCGGTACTCGAGCATCCTGAGCTCGAATCGATTACCGATCCTTACAAGAAAGCTGTTACAGCCCTTGTTTTGGAGAATCAACAACAAGCTATGAATCAAGACCGTCAAGCTTTGAACGAGTCGCCTACTGGTGGTAGCACCGTTGCTAACGCTACTGGTGCTGGTATCAGCAACTTTGACCCAATCTTGATTTCATTAGTACGCCGTGCTTTGCCAAATCTAATCGCTTATGACGTTGCTGGTGTTCAGCCAATGACTGGTCCTACAGGTTTGATTTTCGCAATGCGTGCACGTTACGCAAGTCAAACTGGTACAGAAGCCTTCTACAACGAAGCTAATACGGTATTCTCTGGTTCATTCTCTGAGAACAATCCTTACGGTTTCAGAGGCACACGTGCAGCTGACCTTTCCACAAACTTCCAAGATCCTACTGGCAACGCAACCACATCCGGTATTGCAATGCCTACAGCTAACGCTGAGATTCTTGGTACAGATACAGATTACACCAAGCAATTCCAACAGATGGCCTTCTCTATTGAGAAAGTTACTGTAACGGCACAATCACGTGCTCTGAAGGCTGAGTATTCTTTAGAACTCGCACAAGACTTGAAAGCAGTTCATGGTCTTGATGCTGAAACAGAATTGTCAAACATTCTGTCTACAGAAATCCTCTCTGAAATCAACCGTGAAGTTATCCGTACAATCTACACCTGTGCTGTTGCTGGTGCTCAGTATGGTACAACTACCGCTGGTTATTTCGACCTTGATACAGACTCTAACGGCCGTTGGTCAGTTGAGCGCTTCAAAGGTTTGATTTTCCAAATCGAGCGTGACGCTAACGTGATTGCCAAGCAAACTCGTAGAGGTAAAGGTAACGTATTGATCGTTTCATCTGACGTAGCATCTGCAATGGCTATGGCTGGTGTTCTTTCGTACACTCCTGCTCTTCAATCAGATTTGCAAGTAGACGACACAGGTAATACATTTGCTGGTCTGTTACATGGCCGTATCAAAGTATACATCGACCCATATTTTGGTGGCTACACAAGCAACCAAGAATTGGTAACGATTGGTTACAAAGGTTCGAGCCCATATGACGCTGGTTTGTTCTATTGCCCATACGTTCCTCTCCAAATGGTTCGTGCAGTAGACCAGTACACATTCCAACCAAAGATTGGTTTCAAGACTCGTTACGGCATGGTTGCTAACCCATTCTCTAATGGTGCTTCTGGTGTATTCCCAGATGATGGCAAACTGATGGCTCGTAGAAACGTGTACTATCGTTTGTTTGGTGTACGTAACTTGATGTAATCAAAAAGTCCTCGATAAGAAGGACATTTAGAGAGACCACTTCGGTGGTCTCTTTTTTTATCACCTAAATAAACATATGACAGCACTCACAAGAATCCCACAGAATACAAATTATCTCCAAGCGTCAAAGTATATTCTTACATTTGACAGAATTGGATCGGTTCAGTATTTCTGCCAATCAGTAAACCTACCTGGAGTTAATCTAGGACAGGCACCATTGTTTACTCCAATGTTGGACATATTTGCCCCTGGTAATAAGATAATGTATAACCAGTTAAACGTTGATTTTGCCATAGATGAGAAGTTAGAAACATGGCAGAGTATATACGCTTGGATGCGGTCCATCGCATCACCAGAGAGTTTTGAGGAGAGAAAAAGGTTGGCAGCACTACAAAACCAATATAAACAAACACCTGAAAGTCCTTATTCAGATGCCACTTTAACTGTATTGAATAACTTAAACAATCCAACCTTACGAATTCAATTTGTTAATGCGTTTCCTGTTATGTTGGCCGACATTGTTTTTGATACCAAATTGTCCGCTGACGATATCATGTATTCCACCGTGACCTTACAGTATGATTACTATAATTTTATACCAGTTTGAGTAACATAAAGTATTGCCATTTAACATAAAGTATGTTATGATGTAGAATTGATGTTAAACTATTGAAAATATTATGGAAAATTTAGAACAAGTATTAAAGTATTGGGAAAAAGATGTAGAGATTGACCAGACAGAACCTGGCAAAGAACTTCTCCGTATTCCGGTATTACACAACAAATATCTTTCTATTCTCACCAAACACAAAATTGCGGCCAAAAAGGCACACTTTGATTACCTGCGTGTGCGTAAGGTGAAGATTGAGTATTACTCTGGCAGAATGAGCCAAGAAGAATTGGAAGAGCATGGATGGCAACCTTTTTCATTTGTATTGAAATCGGACATTAGTGCCTATCTGGAAGGCGATTCTGATTTAATTAAAATGTTAGAGAAGAAAGTATATCATGAAGAATGTGTATCGGTCATTGAATCTATTATGAATGAATTGAAACAAAGAACTTGGCAACTCCGAGATTTTATCTCTTGGGAAAAATTTATTGGAGGCCAATAATGGCACACATCATAGCAAACTTACCACCAGTTAAATGTTTTGTTCGTAAAGAGTTTCTCTATGATTTTCAAAAAGGCCATGGAGAACTTGAACCATGTTGGTGGATAAGTATTAAATCTTTACGAGGTCAAGCATTTCGTATTGAGGCTTATTTAAACAATTATGGCGCATTGTATGACAAATTACCATTACACGCATTTTGTTGGAAACCTATTGAAGGCATTCCACAAACACTAGATAGTTTACAGTTGTGGGATTGTTTATCATATGATATAACTGTTCTTAAAAAGGCACAGTTACAATCCATGAGATGTAAGTTTAAATTAAAAAATGGAGATTGGATGTATGGTGTATATCTTTTTACAGTCGATAGTGCCCATCCTGATTTTAATACTCTTGATACTGGCTTTTCTGAAGATGTCGAGGACCATAAGTCTTACAATTTTGTTATGTGTGATAATGGTCAGTTCGCTGCTCAGCCAAATAATCGGTTAATTATATTAGAACCAAGTAGTAATCCAAAAGAATTGAAGATGCCAGACTTTAAGGTAGCAACAAAACGATGGTCGGTTGAAACAGATCCTAAATGGGCATTAGGAAACACCAACACAGTAATGTATGAATGATATAATAATTTCTAAAGTAAATGAAGTCCATGCAAAAATAGAATGTGAAAAACACGTAGCCAAAGAGCTATCAGAGTTTTTTACATTCTTTGTTCCAGGTTATCAGTTTGTTCCAGCATATCGTAATCGTATATGGGACGGCAAGATACGTATGTTTGATTTACGTAATAATACCATTTACATTGGGTTATTAAACTACATTGAAGAATTCTGTAGAGAAAGAAACTACAGTTATGAAATTCAAAACAACTTAGATTTTGAAGATGAGTTTTCTTTATATCATGCCAAAAAGTTTGCAGAAGAATTAAAGATACATTCCCGTGGCGATCCCATTGAGGTACGAGAACATCAATTGGATGCATTTATTCATGCCATGCAGAAACGCCGAGCGTTGTTAGTTTCTCCAACGGCATCTGGCAAATCTCTTATCATTTATCTACTGTTTCAGCAATTACACAAATATCAAAACCTTAAAGGCCTTGTAATTGTTCCCACCACATCTCTTGTCGAACAATTATATTCCGACTTTGGTGATTATAATGATAGTGAAATGACCAATGTACATAGAATCTATCAAGGTAAAGAAAAAGAATCCGATAAAGATTTAATAATCTCCACTTGGCAATCTCTTTACAAGATGCCAAAAGAATATTTCCACCAATTCGATTATATTATAGGTGATGAAGCGCATCTATTCAAGGCACAATCTCTTACTACTATTCTTACATCTTGTATCAATGCCAAATACCGTATTGGCCTTACTGGCACTTTAGATGGAACTAAAACACACAAACTGGTGTTAGAAGGTTTATTTGGTTCTGTGAAAAAAGTAATTTCAACAAAAGAACTTATTGATAAGCAGCAACTTTCAAATTTTGAAATTAAATGTTTAGTTTTAAAACATACCGATGAAGAATGTTTGAAGTTAAAAGATAAAACATATCAAGAAGAAATTGAGTATCTCATTACACATGAAACAAGAAATAAATTCATTAAGAATCTTGCAGTTAGCTTAGGTAAAAATACTCTCATACTCTTTCAAATGTCCATTCACACTGCCACGCGAGAGGATGTCCACCGTGCCAGTGGCCGACGAGAAGAGCGTGAGGTTGCCCACGAGATTGATGTCATCGGCATAGGCCGTGACTCGCAGTGTCGTAGCCATGAGACCCACGACACTGTTGAATGGCGCGACATCATTTTCAGCGAGGCGCAACCAGGGCTGGATGGTCGCACTGGAGTTGCTGCGCAGAACTTGCTGGGTGGCGCTCCAGGCTTGCAGCAGCGGGGTGAAGACATTGTTGATCGTGGCTCCGGTGCGCAGCGTCACCTCGCCGCCGAGAGAGGATACATTCACAAAACTCTCAGCCGCATAGGTGCTGAAGTAGGTCTTGTTCCAGTAGCTGTTGCCGAGTCCCTGCGGCATGAGGAAGGCATTGGCGACAGGGCCGAGCAAGACGTCTCCACGAGCGGAGACATCAAAGCCGCCTTTGCCGAGAAAAAGCGTCGTCGGCAGCCAAGTGTTGGAGTCACCGACGACATTGATGCCAGTGA